GAAACCGGTAAATTCTGCAACATTGTCTTTATCGGATTTCTTCGCTTTTTTCGTTGCACCTTTTTTCTTACCGGCAGATTTGCCTTTTTTAGCGGTTTTCTTACCGCTTGCATCATCCACATCATCTAATGTCTCATCGGCTGGCTCATCAAACGCATCACGGTGCATTAGCGTCATTACGGTTAGCATACCACTCTCATCAAGTGTGTAGGTGCAATCAACCACTAAACGCTCAACTTTGTTGAGCCCAAATAAAGGCGCATCCAATACCACTATCTCATTAGGCAACCACAGTGAGCCATCAGGCTTAAACCACCCACGGACTTTAGCAGTCTCTTTTGTGCTTTCCGCTGCACGGCGTTTACGCTCCCAATCGGCACGCTGATAACCACTTGCTCCTGTCATATTGTCATCAGCAATAATGATAGTAGGGCGATAGCGTTTAATCTCACTATCAGTCACTTCAACTTTTAAACCACTTGCGCTCATTCATTGCTCCCAATAAACCCTTTAAACTCTGTCACATTATCTTTTTCTGCTTTCCCTTTTTTGTCAGATTTTGCCGATTTTTTACCGCTTGCAGCTTTGTTTTTGGTCTCTACATCGCCTTTCTCTCCGCCTTGCTCAGCATCACCAATCACACGGTAGAGTGAGAAACGTTGATGCCAACTATCAGTTTGCTCCAGCTCCAACAAATTCACGCCAAGCGTTAATTCGCCTGCGTGCTTAGTGCTTGGCTCGGTAAAAACCAAGTTACCATTGACATCAGATGTGACTAATACGCCCTTATGTCGTGCGATCTTACTCAGATTATCAAACGCCGTTTCTCCGGGCTCGACTTGCCAAACCGGGATGCGTTCATTGGCTTCAGGCGTATTGACTGACCATACCACGTTGATTCCAAAAGGTTTGCAAATTGCTTCGGCAATTTGCTTAGCGGTTTGATTTTTAAACTGGTAACTATTGTGGATAATGGCACAGTCCACCAAATCACAAGTTTTGTCTCGGCCGTTGATTAGGATAGTTTTATTTACCCCATCAATACTTTGCTTTCGCTCGTCTAAATAGCCGGCGATGATTGGCTGCCCACCGATTTTAAGCACCAATGCTGAGCCGGCAGCAAGTCCAGACATATCATCAGTGGGACGTACTGCCACGCCCAAATCAAAACGCCCACTCATGGATTCCAGCGATCGCTGGACGTTAATCGTTTTCCAACCAGAAAAAATCTTGCCGTTTAAATAGAGCTCAATATTGGCTTGTGGAGTTGTCATTATTGCAATACCTCAATAGTTGTCCCACCTAAACAAAAGAGCGGGTGGGAGATACCATTACGCAATGCTAAGCGTTTCCAGCTTTTGGCATTACCAGTGTGCCGATATTCCAGCAATACGGCTGGATAAGTATCTTTCAAAGTGATTTCGCTTGCATTTGCCAATCGCTCACCGCGGACACGTAAGTCTTTGAGCAGCGTTAAGCGATAGGCTTCAAGGGCTTGATAACTCGCCCACTGTTCTGCGTCTGCGTTATCCAAGATCACATTTTCCAACTGTGCATCCACATCCGCGATATAACGTTTTACATCGGCTTTTGACTCAATCAAGCCCGCAACGGTATCTTCGGTCACACTCTTTTGTGCAACCGACTCCGTCACTGCATCAGAGATAGCTTTGCCATACTCCACTGCAAGGGTAGAGAGCACCAAACGTTTGAGCAAAAAAGTCGTTTTATTCATCAGAGCATCAAACACTTCTTGCTCATGCAGATTGCTAAACTGACGGCTTAAAATATCTGTTTCGCTCACATTGTTAGTTTTCGCTGCCACCATCTCATCCAATGTGCTTTTTGTGATCTCCAATTTACCGCTGGTTAAGTTACTCAGTGCAGTATCAATAGAGTCAGTGATGACAATATGCTGCACAAACTGGCGTTGAGCATTGACCGTGCTTTTTACGTTCAGACGAGTTAAGTCTTGAAGTTCTTTTGCCAATACTTTCGGCGTAAGTAGCAAGCCATATAGGTTATTTTTAATCGACAAGGCTTTGTCTTTCATTTCGGTCAAGCCACTAACCGTATTGGCAACGCCCTCAAAAACGGTCGCAATAAAGCCGGTTGTGGTATCAGCCAATCGGAATAACGGGTTATCCACCATCGAGTTGATAAAACCAGACACATTGGCAATAGAGTCAGCAAACTCTTCTGCAAGACTATCTAACACCGTCTCATACTCTTGGAGTACCAAATAGGCCGTATCTTCGGTGATTTCCGGTGAATTATTCTCTTGTGCTGGCACAAAGTTAATATCAAAGCGAGTGACACGCTGATGAGCCGTGGAGTGGCGTAGCCGATAATCATCAACACAGACCTCTATCGTACCAAAATAGGGGTGTTTTAGTGTGCCTGCACCGTCGGCTTCCAGAGCATCGACTAATGCTTCTGCTTGCTGAATATGATCATCACCAATCACCAAGCAACTGACAGAGTAATTGCGCATACGCTTACCCAAATCCTCGGTTAGCCCGTCATTGCGTAGCGGATATTCGTGTGTAACCAGTCGTCTGCCACCATTTTGCCCTTGGTCGTCTTCAATCAAAAACGGGACACCACGGTAACTGCCTTTACCCGTCATCATCTTTGCCATCAATTACTCCTACCACACCCCCATACCCGGTGCGAGAGTTCCCATTTGCACCGCGATATTCATATTGTCCTGTTTCTGATTTGTCTGTACTTTGTTTGCCGTAGCTGTTGCAATCAAGTGTTCTGACGCTTTCACTGCGACTTGGATTGTACCGTTTAGCTCGTTTTTAATTGGTTCAGGGTTAGATAGATATTCTCCGACCTCTGAGCCTAACCACTCACCTAGCCAGCTACCTACATAGGAGCCGACAGCTGCACCTACCACAGGGATAGGAATTAAAGCTTGTCCGACAATCGCACCAGCAGTTGCTCCAGCGATAGAGCCAATTGCCTCAGATTTATCTTGGGTAGATGCATCTTTATCTGCTAATACCATTGCCCCTTCAACAGCCGAGGCTGCCACACCTAAATAAGGTACAGCACGAGCCGCAGAACGACTAATGGCAGCTGTTGCGGTATGTGCAGTAGTACTGATTGCTTGGCTTGCAGATTTCACGGTATTTCCGACCGCTTGAGAAATGCCTTTGTTTGCTGTTACCTGAGTTGCATTAGCTGCCACAGTTGCTGCTGCAGCAACGCCCGGCAATGCTTTCGGTGTTTTAGGTAGTTTTTTATTCGCTTTTTTGCTATTTGACTCCTGTCCGATGTATCCACCACCCAAGCCGTTTGCCACCATCGGCATATTGGTAACATAGACAGGCGTCACACCGGCAACACCACCTAATAAGCCTGCGGTCTCCATTGCAGCCCCAGCACCGCCTTTAGGGTTGCGGCGGAATTTACTGCCAACCCATTTGGTTGTGCTCCAGCCTACACCGGCTATCTTTTTGGTAACGCCTAAATTCGCAATTTTATTGGCTACATAAAAGCCCCCAACAAACTTAGCTATATTGCCGTAACCACCGGATTTTTCGGAGACCCATTCCATCACCGAGCCAATTTTCTCTAAGACCGGCTTCACATCAGTCGCCATCTCTTTGAGATCTTTCAATGCTTCGGTTAATGTTTCGCTCACGGTTTTGGCAAATGCATCCAGTGTGCCGTCATCAATCTTACTGTTTAGCCATTCCAAGAAACTCCCTAGCTCAGCTTTTAGACTGTCAAAAGCACCGTGCTCCATAAATTGAGCTTGCATTGAGACCCAAGTATCTTCAAGGTTTGAGACTAAACCGTCCCAAGTTTTCATTTGCTCTTTGGCTGCACCTTTGGCATTTCTCCCCATCTGTTTCCAAAGTGCCTCCAGAGCCGCCCCCTGCATTTTGCCCTCTTGGATCATTTTCATAATCTGCTTTTCGGTATATTTGCCACCGGTTGCTTCCGAGAGCATTTTCAGCACGGGTACATTACGCTCAAGCAAAGGCTGTATGTCTTCCCACGACATTTTGCCCTTAATTTTCATTTTGGCAAATGAGGAGATATAAGCATTCAGATTTTCTGTGCTACCACCGACTTTGGCGTTCCAGTCCACAAGTGCTTGCAGAGAGCCATTCATTGGGTCGATACCGGCTGTCATCATCTGCATTGCTGCATCTTGTACGTCACCAAACGCCATCGGGGTATCAGTGGCAAACTTTTTCAGCCAAGCCATCGCTTCATCGCCACGCTTACCAAACGTCTGCTTCATTCGGATATTCGCCATCTCAAAATCGGCAGCGACACGGATCATCGACTTGCTTACCATTGCTGTACCGGCACCGATACCGACACCAAGCACAGGTATGGCCACATTGCCAACATTATTGATTTTTTGTGAGAGCGAAGCTAAACCCGAGCCGACTTTTGTAATCGAACTGCTGAGCTTAGCCATATTAGATACGCCCTTATTTGCCATCGCTGATAACGAATTGCCAAACTTGGACGCTTGTGAAGAGACATTACCCGCTAAATTGACATAAAACGAAGTTGAATTATTTGCCATCTTCCCCTCCTGAATTTATGTACTTGATGTAGCGTGGCAAGTTTAAAATAGGTCTGGAAAGCAGCCACTCAGGGCTGCTCTGATAATGTTTAGCTAACAGCAGACAGGTCTTTTCCAGCTTCTCCACCTGCTGCATCCAATCGCCCCCGCTCGACCACCTGTTGGGCTTTGGTCGCCTCCCAAGTTTCAGCATAAACTGAAATAAGCTGCAAATCTTCCGAGGTCATAGAGCGTAACATTTTCATCGCAATCGGCCCTTGAATTTTACCGATAGAGGCAATCTGACGGCGTAGCAGCTCATAGCCAAAAAGTGCCGGTGATTTCACTAATACCGGCACACCGTCCGGCGACATTACCATTCGTTCTGCGGCCACTTCTGCATCTAGTAAATCACCTGTGGTTAATTCACGCAAAGTCACCACAGTTTGAGGTTCATCACCAAAAAGTAAACCTGTTTTTAACATCAGTTCCATTTTTACACCCGCTTACATTCGATTGCTGCCAATTTAACTTTAATTTTACCGTCTGCACTGAGTGTGCCGGTATCAACCGCCCACGCATTGGGTAAAAGATAGGTTTGACCGACATCTGTCTCAAATTCAACGGTGGCATTCGTCATATTTTTAAGCTCCATCACATCGGTTTCTTCACAGTTAAATACCGTCACCTCAACAGTAGCTTCTTTCGGTTTTTCTGAATAACCATAAACGCTTGAGCCTTTTACGGTTTCTCGCTCTTTACCGCCGACATCAAGCGTGCCGTCATTATCAGTCGGGTACTCTTTACCGTTTACGCGGATAGTTGCCGACCCTTGGAATTTTAGTGCCATTGATTTACTCCTATAAAATAAATTGGATAGCGTGAGCATAAATGCGGAACTGGTTCACCAAGTTCTCCGCGGATAACACATTGATACGGCAAGGGTTGTTTGTATCTCGCTCAACCAATAGCGTTTCCTTAAACTGCTCAAAATCTTCAACTAAGCCTGCGGTTTCAAGCTCAGTAAAAAATGCCAGCAACTCGTTACGGATAATTTTTGGCGTAACAATCGCTTGCCCAGGCCCGATACGCGTACCATCATTTGCCAATTTATGACGAGGGTATTTCTGCGTAATACGAGTTCGGATGGCATAACGGATACGGCTTAATGTTGCAATCGTTTCAACATACAGATAACTTTCATCATTATCGCCAAAGGCATTTTTGCGATACATCGTAATCGCTGCTTCAATTTGTGGCTGATTGCCACTATTGACGGTATAAGTGCTTAATCCGCTATACAGCAAAGTGTTGCGCTCAGGCAAATCCCAACGATCACTCATTGCAGGTGGTAATAAATCCATCACCAAAGTTTGCACCGGGCGTGCCGGGTCAATAGCAAGAGAGCCAGACACAACAGCAGCATAAGCCGCAGCCCAAATATAAGCTGGTTGTGGCACATTATTGGTTGGCAATGTACTAAACAAGTAATCATTGCGCTGTTCTGCAAAGGTCGTCACCGTACCGTGTGTGCCTCGTTTTGCCATAAAGCAAATACCATCAATTTGCTGCATCGGTCCCCAACGGGTTACTAATTCCGTGCGGAGCAGATTTAAGCTCTCGGTATCGGTAAAAGGATTGATGACATAATTCCACCATTCCGCCCCAAAACCGCTAATAGCATCGCTCATATTCGGATTGACCGAGCCGCTTTGCATTGGGGTAATATTCACCGTGATACCCGCAGGCAATGTTTCACCTGAGTAATAATTGCAACGGACATCAATATCATTACCCGTCTCGCCTTTCCAGCGACAAGTAAAAGTGAGCGTATCACCTGCAATTTCTGCGGTAATCGGTAAATCAAGAGCAGCAGTAATCAGCTTATGCAACTTAGTCGCAATCACACTTGCCGTATCACCACTTAATACTGCTTGCTTGTAATTTTTACCTGCAATCATCAGACTCAGAGTGCCTGATTGGGTTGCCGTCCCCTCAATTTGTACAGAGCCTGTCGCATTTGCGCCACTTTCTGCTTCGGCAAGAGGTAGGCACCACAGATCTAAGCTGTTATTATGTGCTTTAAAGGTTTTCACCATTTCCGCAAGTTGTGAGCCTGCACCAAATAAAATTTTTGCTTGTGAATAAGCGGTTACACGCACTGCTTGCCCAGCAGTTGCAGTACCCGTGGGAAGTCTTGTCCCTAACATCAACACCTTATGCAAGGCTGATGGAGTCCCACTTACTGCTTTGCTATTGTCAAATTCAATGTATGTCAACGGCACACGTAAAGCAGACGGAATATCGTTATAACTAATCGCCATTATGCTTTCTCCGACTTAGTTTTTCGTTCATTGGGTTTAGCCTCAACTAACTCCACATCGCCATTTTTAAGGTGTTTCAACCAATAGCCACTTTTGGGCTTTTCTTCACCTTTTTCACTCAATGGTTCAAAGGTATTTGGATCACGGATAATCAATCCGGCTTTGGGTTTAATTTTAAATGTTGGCATTATTCCCCCTCTTGGTTATCAGATTGAGTCGGTAAAATCAGATGTAAACGAGTTTTACCGTCAATCGTATTTGGGTCTTTATCTTGGTTAAAAGTGTGGTTATACACTTTAAAATCAGCGAGTGAGCTTTCATCAATGCTGTCTGCCAGCGGTTGTACTGCGTTAAAATACATCGCATAAACTGCGACACCCATACCACTTTGCGTATCGCTCCATAGGTTTTGTACTGATTGCAAATCAAAGCTACCTGATGGGTTAATCTGCTGTTTATGCAATCCTGCAGTAAGAGTTTCAACAATTTGGTAAATACCGACGCTGTTTTGGCGTTGCCCGTTTAGCACCTCAGCAACCACAAATAGCCCCCAACGAGCTGTAACAGTTCGGGTATTAGGATTGGCAATTTGGCCCAACCAAGCTACATAGACCGCAGGCGGGTTACGCACAATACGCCGCACGCTGCTGTCGTCCCATTGTCCTGGGTGAGTATCGACTTCTTTGAGATAATCCCCACAGAGCGTTTGGATTCTGCCAATCAACGCATCGCTAGTCGCAGCAATAATACTCACACGAACCCCCACGCCTGTTTTCTATCCCAAACAGAGCCTGCACTTTCAATCATTGCTGCATTGTCTGTTTCCACTGGTTCTTCCATATCGGATAAACCAAGCGAAATTGCGCCACTAGCGACTTTTTCCAAATACCGAATACTGTCTTCGTAGTCCAAGCGAGCTTGGTCTGTGGCACGGTTTTTCTCTAAAAAATAGCGGGCAATGTAACAGCAATGACGTTCTAGCACCGATGGCACGGCATTGAGCGGTAAGCGATAACGACCGGCTAAGTAGCTGTCAATCGTCTGTGAGGCATCTTCCAATGCCTCATAAACTTTTGTCTCATCAAGCTGCCGTTCATCATTCCGAGCAATGCTTAATAACACATCCAGTGTGTAACGCTTAATTAGGCTGTCAGGGCTTGCGTAGAGCATTACTCACCTTCTTTTGGTTTCAATGTAGCAGTAAGGATGGCCACGAGTTCCGCTTTTAACGCATCAGATTTAAACTCAACACCTAACTCGGTGAGTTTGGCTTTGAGCTGTTCCACCGTTAAATTGGCTGGTACCACGCCACCGTCCAAATTCGATTTGATACCGTCATCCGGACTGTGTTGAGATAACCCTTTGCCACCGTTTTGCAGGCTTGCTTGTTCGGTTTGAGTAACCACCAAGCGTGGGTCTGCTTGCAACTGTTTAAGCTGCGTTTCGGTGATTGACGGCAATACGTTTTCACCTTTTGCCAAGCTAATCCCAGCACGGCGATAACCGTCTTTAATTTTGTTTTGCACCACCGCACTAAATAATTGAGTATTGTCCATTGCATTTAAATCCTCTTTAAATCAGGTTTAAACAGGGTCGATTTTACAAAAAACAGCGTAAAATCGACCGCTTGTTGGTTAGAGATAATCGGCTACAATGAGCTCTAAACGCCCTTTAAATTCGTTATCTACGGTTGCACCGTCTTCTACACGGAACTCTCGTTCTAAAAGCTGAATAGCCTCTTTTTCCAGTGAAGGTGGAACAACGATATGTGTTGGTTTAATGCCTAAGCGTTTGTCGCCATCGCCACGCACCGCACGCATTGCAGAAATCGCTTTCCATAAATTTTCAGCAGTTAATGCACCTTTAACAGCGTGAGCTTGTTGCCAGAAGCCATAACCGACATTTGAGCGGCTATCTACACCGTAGGTGTAAACATCCTTCATAAACACTTTTTCATCATTAGCATCGGTAATTTGTGCCGGTGTTGCAGCTTTGCGTTCTTGATAGATAATCGGTTTGAGACTGCGGGAGCAATCTAGTAAATACCACGCATTTTCATTGCTCACACCGGTGCTATCATCGGTGATATTGCTGACCGATTTCGGGCTTGTGCCGTCCACATTCGCTCCGACTGGGTGATCGGTATCGAAGAAATACTGACCGTCATAACAAGCGGTACTAAAGCCTGCTTTCAATGCGGAGAAAACTAACTCGTCCGGTTTCTCACCCGCTGCACGCCCTAACTCTTCAATCAGAGGCGAGTAAATACCAACATTATCGTCTTCAATGTCTGTACGTTGAATTTCAACGCCACTTGCCCATTTTTTATTGACGATAGAGTAGCCGTGCGATTGGATAGCAGTGATAGTACGGTCACCAATCCATTCAGTTAAACCCGGCATTTGACCTAACCAGCCATAAGTATTAGAGGCGGTTGTCGATTTCACCACAGTTGCAATTTTGGTATATTGACTCGGTGCTTTCGCCAAACCTTCTTTAAAATTTTTGCCAAAACCAACAAATAGTGCTTTGACGAGTTCAGGGGTTACATTTGCCATTATTTAGCCTCCAATTCTTTTGCGAAATCCGCCTCGTTAATGCCAAGCAAACGAGCCGCTTCTTTATCAGCAGCACTTAATACTGCTTCGCCTTTCACCTGTTTTTCCACTTTCGTGGTTTCTGTTTGCTGTGCTGACAGCACCGCAAGTTGTGGGCGTTGTGCCAACATTGCAGATAATGCCGCAACACCTTGCTGTTTGCCGAAGCCTTTGAGGTATTCAACCTCAGCTTCAATCACACGACCCTCATTACGAGCTTTGGTAATCGTGTTGTCGATTTCCACCTCATCATTTTTTGCCGATAACACCGCCACTTTTGCGACTACCGCATCGTAAGTGGATTTAGGTACATAGGCGGTTAAATCCACCTCTTTTGCACTCAATGCCACAACCTGATTTTCTGCGGTGGCTTTCTCTGTCTGCAGCGTATCTAATGCTTGTAATGCAGCCTCTGCCTGTTCATCAGTGATTTCAGTTCCCTCGGCAATCTCAATGCCGAGCTTACTAAGTAATGTACGCAATTTGCCCATTTGAGCTGTCTCCTGCTGGTCTGTTATTGCCGAAAGCACCGCTAACCGCTGCATACCGGTAATACCCGGGTCATTGGTTAGGGCTGCCATTCGGATCTCAATCGGTTCACCGTTATCGTCATAAGGGAAAACGGCAGACAAGAAAGCAAACTCACCGTCCTTGATTTGCTGATAAGCCTTAGGCGTCCAACGGGGCTTAATGTATAAGCCCTGTCGCTGATCGTCATCAAACCACTGCATTTCCACATCGTTAAACCAACCCGCGGCCACCACATTTCCCTCATCAATGCCTTGTTTTGCTTTGAGTAGGGTAGCGTGGTCGTAATCGACTAGAATGTCTTGTCGGAGGTTTTCCGCTCTGTGAATTAAACGCTTGGCAATCTCTGCATCGAGATACCAATGTGGTACATCAGTCGGGCGACCGTCTCTTGCACGAAATTCACCTTTCGGCAAAAGTTGTTGCCAACCATCAGGACTTGTAAGCTGTGCGGTTAATACCGCTAAGGGGTGTTTGTTTGCTTTCATAGCGTCATAATGACAAAAATAAAGCAAAGGTCGGTTTGTGATGTGTCAGAGATGAAAAAGCCCCCGATTTCTCGGAGGCTGAAAAACAGAATGGAAATAAATAATAAGATACCGTTTAAATACCGTTTAAATCGCTCTGAGAGCGTTTAAATAATTCTTATCGAAACACAAGGCGTATTTAAAACAAAATAGGCTTAGAAAGCGTTTGTGGCGTTTTTTGCCATTTTACATCAAGACTGCACAATTTTCGATAATTCACGATGTAAAATAGCTTTAATTTCTTCTACACCATCATCACCTAAACCAAGGAATAGGCGGGCAGACATTTTACTTGTTCCCATTTGGTGATACTGCCCATAAGGTTCTCCGGCACCAATCACCGCAAAACTGTCACCATAGTCAATGTTCAGGCTTTTGACCAAATCACCGGTCACTTGCAAAATATTGCCGGTGTAGCCTTTATCATAACGCCGCTTCTTATAGTCTGGATTGAGTTTTGCCCAAGACTCGCCTTCGGGCGACTTTTCATTATCAAAAGCAGCCTCTGCTTCTTGCAGCAAAACATTCGCTACTTTACGGGTAATCTCTCGGCTGTCCACCACCTGAGCCAGCTTTTTAAATTTCTGCTGAATCTCATGGGTTTCAAATTTATATTCTAAATACACATTTAAACCTTATTTAAATTTGACTTCGTTATATTTTGGCGTTAAAGTTATGATAACTCTAGGGGCGGTCTGCTAATGGTAAGCATAAGAAAGTAGCTCAGGTGAAATTGGAGTATGTGGGTTCGACCCCCACTCGCCCCTTGTTACAATTCTCCATCAATCACAATATAAATCCCACCTTTTACACCTTGACGGATTTTATCCATATCCACTTTAAATGCATTAATGATTGCATCTACTTTCTCTTTAGGTTTAAGTGTTTCCTTGTTAGGTGATTCAACAATAATTTGCATTGTCCGAGCTTGATTAATATAAATCAAATTATTGTGCCCACGCTGTTTATCCCACAAAACTAGGTTAGGTTGAGCAATCACTTTAGGAATTGTTGCTAATTCATCAGCACTTAAACTGATTCCAGTTACTTTATGCTTATCACTATTAGCATGTTCTAAGCGTTTCTCCGTCATTACTAAAACCAGTTCAGAGGCTTTGGATTGCCCCGATAGCTCAGCAACCTTTTCTGCAATCTCGGTTGATACTATACCTGCTGAAATATATCTTGCACTAGCTCCTCGCTTACCTAAATTCGATTTTACCCACTGTTCAAAGACTTTGTGCCTAATCGGATTATCGTTAATTGCCTGAATAGTCTGCTGTCTTAATTCTCGGTTTTGAATCTGTTGCAATTTCCGGATCACAGCCACATCCGTGCCAAATGCGGCAGAGCCAACATTATAGTTCCAGCCTGCGCCAACTTTCATTTCGCCCTGGTCGGTTTTAATTCGGCTCACTGTCGTGCGGATTTCTTCGCCAGTATCTTTATTGATTCCGGCAATAGCAGTTTCTGTTGTAATGTTATCACCACTTACTGACACACTCAGCCCTTGCTTTTTCAACGCAAACTCACTTAACGCCCGCACACGACAACGGCAGCCCCAATCATTCGGTGGGTACATCGTTTGCCAAATAGGATCGTCAGCCCGATAGACTTTACCGTGCAAGGCTAAGTGACTTGCACGGGTACGGCTATCTTTTACTGCTACATATTGCCAATAGGGTTGCTCGTCCACATTCGCCATCTGCTCCGCATAACGGGCTGCGTGGTAAGCGGTTAGCTTGTTGGTGCGTAAAATCGTTTTTAATCGGCGAGGGCTGCCCAGTTGCACTGTGTTGCCATTCTCGTCCACCGTTTTACCCCACCAGCCTAGCTCTTTAAGCATCGGTTCAAGCTGCTTAATATATTCCCGTTCAGATACGCCCTCTACAATCGCTTTTTCTGTCGCCCAGCGTAATGTATCAAGCACCTCTGCACGAGTCGCTTTTGCAACAGTAAAGGCTCTCGCGTGAGCTTCTTCAAGTTGTTCGTGCCAGTCCCAAGTGATATTCACACCTTTAGCACGCAGATAATCCACGGCTAATTCCGGTTCAAGCCGTAACACATAGCTCATATCTAACTCTTTATCGTTTGGCATTAGCTCGTCCTAGCAAATCGCTTACAAAGATCGCACGAGTTAGCATTTTCCCTAGCTCGCTGTCGTCCATATCTGTATAAAGTGTGGCAAGTTTTTCAGAGGCAAATTCATAGCCACCTTGCTCTAATGCCTCCACAATCGGCTTTAACATTGGGTCAATAATTTCTTGGTACTCTTCGGCTGAGGGTTCAAGTTGCTCAATCAATTCATCAGGGTCTCGATGCACAGAGAGCACCGCCATTTTTGATGGTGTTTGAGCGGATAAGTAAGCGGTCGAATTTGGTACATTTCTTGCAAGTACCTCTTCATCTTTACCGGCAATCGGCACCTGTAACTTCTCGTGAGCCCATTGGGTTGGGATTTTAAAGCCAATGTCCACCAGCTTATTTAAACCATCTGCAAAAGCGTTTAAGTCCTCACTTTCTGCAATATCAAATTCCAAACGAGGGATACGGCGAGCATCATTAAATGATTTACAGTTCAGTGCATATAACGGATAGACAATATCACGGGTAATGGTTGCTGCAAGGCGTTTTAAGTCAGCGTTTCGAACTTCTAAGCGGACATCATTATGCACTTTACCCAGTGCATTCGTTGAGCTTGCACCGTCTGCTTGGCTCGTGAGCGTACCGCCTAAAATAGTTTTACTCATCGACTTTTCAGCCCACTCAATCATTGACATAAAAGTGGTATCTGTACCGTCAGCAGCCTTCTGAAATTCGATCTCCATACCACGAGGGATAATCCCACCGGCATTATGCCCGATAGACATCACCGCCCGTAGTAAAGTCTGTTTTTCTTTTTCACCCGCCCCTTCTGGGTATTTACCGAGGCGTAGTGGTAGCCCGTAAATCTCTAAAAACTCAGCAAAATCACGCAGAGAGTAGTTCTTAAATAAAAACGGCCACACTAAGGTTCGTACTAACCCAATACGGCTTAAATAGCCTGTTTTGGCTTTCGCAATATGTTTTACCCAGCCAAACTGCTGTAATTCTACGCCGTGAATTGAGCCGTCTCGCAATCTCAGTGTATTACGCTCTAAGGTTGGAGTCATAAACCAAGCTGGATCACGCCAATGAACATTTTTAATCAGTTTTAGCCCACCAACTAAACCTTGTTCCCACTCAATTTCTTGGCAAGAAAAGCCTTTCAGAATGGCATCTGTGGCATCAAATAAGCAATCATCAAACCATACGGCATCACGCAAGATTTCCTCAATTAAGGTAGCATCTCGCTGTTCCTCGGCAGTTGCATTCGGCGGTGGCACAATTTGCCAATCAACTGTCAGCAACGCCCCACGGCGTTTGCCTAATTCCGATTGCAAATGTGCATCTTTTTCTTCCATATCTTCGGCGAGCTCCGACTGAGCAACCAAATCACCCTGTTCTGCTGCCCGTAAAATACGAGCTGCTTTTGCAGGTGTTAAACCACTGGCAGGGTGTTCGCTATAATGGTGCTGTAAGGCTGCCAAACGGCTCTCATTTTCTGTTTGCAATTCATCATCAAACTTAAACGGGTTGCCGTGAATATCTAAAATTGTGCTACTTCTCATTGTTTAAATATCCCAATCTGAACGGGGTAAATCATCGTCATCATTGACTTCGTGTTTACTTGGTAAAGGGATAAAATCAATCTCCCCACCGGTCATATAACTTGCTCTTACTGCCATACAGTAAGCCACAGCACTGTCGCCGTGGCGTTTGCCAGTTTTGCCTTGGCTGCGGGTTTTATCAATTTTAGGCACACCGTTGATTACCACGATATGCCCTTGGTCTAAGATAGTCTCTTCATCTTTCGGAATACTAATCAAGTCAGACTCATACAGAGCCTTGTATTTTGGCATCCACTCCCGATACCACTTGTCATTTAAGTGGACGGTTTCCACCATAGACGAGCCATAACGCAATAAAGCACTTTCAGCCAAATAGCCACCGTTACCGGTGGCATCAAATGCCGAGCCGATAAAACGTGGCAGCTTCGAGAGCACAAACAGCATAATTTGCTTTTGCTGGTCGTATGGACAGTTGCGGATTTCAAGGGTTAAAGCCAATCGACGTGCGGTGCTTGGCAAACAGGCACAGACCGCAAACACACTTAAATCGCCACTGCGGGCAAAGTCCACGCCAAAGCTATGCCGCTCTTCAGGGTTTAATTGTTCAAGCTGTGGCAATACTTCTTTCAAAAGCCATTCCAGTGCCAAGGCCTCACGCTCAACATCGGAGTAAGTGATAAATTTGTCATCGCACTCAAAGCGTACAATCACATTGCTGTCATCCGCCGCTCGATCAACCAATGGGCGAGGGATATAGCCACCTGAACTCTTTTTCGGTACACAGTAGTATTCTTCCAGTGCATCGTCTTCGGTTGCTGTATTTCTAAGGAGATCGGCTTTCCATTCGTCTTCTTTTTCTTGAGTCCATTCTTGTTTTGTAACCTGACAAATCCGTTTATAGAGCCCATCTGCACAGGCATCATCAATTGTTATTGTGTGTACCGAATAATTTTTACGACCAGCAAGACTATCTACAATCAATTGATTGAATATATTATCTACACCGTTATGTGTAGAGATAATTCGGACTTTAGATCCCCACATAGTTAATGCGAGAGCTGCCTTAATTAAAGCACCAAGGTCATCATGGAAAGCTGCTTCATCAAGTACAACAATGCCTTGCATGCCACGTAAATTTGATGGTCGGCTAGATAATGCCTTAATTTTGAAACCTGATGCAAAATAGATAACGAAAGTTAAAATATCTTTATCTACGTCTTCAAAAATCTCTTCCTGCGTTTCCTGAGCCGCATAATCAAACGCTTTTGACCACATTGCTGCTGCGTCAATATATTCACGAGCCATTTCCTTATTTGACCCAACATAAAATACATTATCACCACCAGCTATACGGCTTGTACTAGCCACCAAAGAGTCATCTGCTGACTCTGCCCAAGTTAAACCACAACGCCGTGTTTTTTGCGCAATTTTTAGTTGGCTTTCGTCAGCAATCCAATCTTTCTGATAACCAAGTAATAAGTCGTTAGGATTAAATTTATGGACATTCTCCAGGAAAGCCTGACATTCTGGTGCCAATACGTTTAACGGACGCTCATTCATCAAAGCCATTACACTATTCCTAAAATCTGTTCTTTAATAGTACGTACCGTTTCCGCAGATAACCCCGCTTGCGCCACCACTTTTTCAGCTGTTTCTGCCGCCTGTTGAGCCACTTCCTTACGGATAGCCTGTTCACGTTTAAAGCTCAAACTTTCTGCCTGCTCTAAACGCTGAACCGCCGATGAGAGCAAGGCAATAGATTTCGGGTCGGCTTGACCGTTCTCGCTTAATCCGAGTGAGGTTTCAAAGGCGATATTTTTTACAATCTCCATCAACATTTTGCCGATGTCTGACTGCGGTGCTTCGCCAAACTGTTTCGTCCAAATCTCTGCGATTTCACGAGACTGACGGATTTTAGCCCCCATTTGCTCCATTCTTGAGGCATAACGATTTAGCCCAGTTTTACTTAAACAGTAGCTTTCATCTAGCCCACAATCTCGGATCAGGTCGTTAATTTCTGCTAAAATTTCAGCCTGCGAAAATGTTTTGTCACGCAACATCATCGCAAGCCGAGTTTTAATATCCGGCGGGAGCAAATCAACCTTAGAGGCTCTCCCACGGGTGTTTTTTTCTGCCATTTAAACGCTCCTTAAATTTCGTTTAAAAATCGTTTAAATCTTAGGGCGAGGAGGTTTTACTCCGTCCACTTTAGTACGCCCTTGTGCAACATCCAAACCACGTTGGGTAATGCTTGCCACCATATAACCGTCTTTTAAACGCTCAAGTGTTAGTAAGCCTTGCTCTTCCAACCAGCACAAGTGAGTACGGACTAAATCACGGCTAATATCGTGACCGTACAAATCCAAGCAATCGTTTAAAATCGACTCGTTTGCGTCATAACCTGCCTCTGCAAGCGAGCGTAAAATAACGAGGCGTTGGTCTTGAGTTAATAGCTCTTTTAATGCCATTGCTATTCCTTTAATTTTGCTTCAATCAATAATCCTAACTGGTGGCTAATACTATCCACCTGTTTACCGGTTGCCTTAGTATCGCCTTTCACATCGGTGACTAGGGTTTTTAACCGCTCCATATCAACTGCTGTCGGTAAATTATCCACTTTAGTTTCCAAGCCACTTAAACGTCCTTCGTGGTTTTGAGCAACTTCCAGCAGTTTTCCAATGTCATTCTTCTTGGCATAACGGCTGTCTAGCTTCAGCCAAAATACCGAAGCAAAAAGCCCGAAAAGCGTTAAAATAATACCCCAGTGAGCTTTTAATCACCTCAAATACTTCAATCATTATTTGCTGTCCTCATAGTCCTGTTGGCAACTGATACAACGTACCGTAAGAGGTACAGCTCTTAGCCGTTGTATTGGGATAGGCAGACCACAATCAATACAATCACGCCCATTCAGCGCAATTAGCTCAATATCACCATCGGATAATTGCTGTGTTAAATGTGGTGCCAGTTGCAACTCAAGGAGTTGTGCTTGTTTTTCATTCAGACGATCTACATCATCACTCATTCTTTTTCTCACTCATCTCACTACCGCAAATTGTGCGATAAGTCGTATTGTGTACTAAGACTTGACGCAGGGTTTCAGTTGTATCTTGACGGCTTGCTTTAATCACGCTAAAACCGGCACAACTGCTATTCGTCACCTCGTAAGTCACCGTTTTCGTGCAAGCTGGCAATAATGCTGCTACGGCTAATGCCACTAATTTTTTCTTCATTTTCCTTTCTCACTTGATGATTTTTCACTTGAGCCTCAGCTACGGCTTTCTCCGCTTTTAATTGCTGATTTTGCTCACTTAATTTTTGATTGGCTTTACGCTCTTTTGCGACTTGCCAGCTTTTATATCCCATATAAGAGATAACAGTGCTTGCTAAAGCCACTAATGGGATAATCTGATCTAATACCATTACTCCTTACCTCTCCCTAGTGCATTTGCAAAGCCTTTGGTCGCAACTTGACCACCGCAAAACAATGCAAACACAGTAAATAATTCACCTACATTGGCACGGTCTAAATAGACTGAATATGCCAAAATAATGGCCATCAGCAATGCACCGAAAAATTGGATAAAGGCGGTAGTAGATAATCGCCCGTCAGCATTGCTAATTAACTCTTTTAATCCCATTACATAGCTCCTAATTCTAAATACAGCACTTGTGCTGCTGTTAGTTTGCCTTTTGAGCGATACCACCACGCATTTTTGCTTACAGAGTGTGGGCGGTTTTGCTGGTGTTTGGGATAACACCACAAACGAGTTCTTTCGCAAATCCAGTTAAACCATTTCCATCTCATTATTTCTTCTCCTTGAATAAATGATCTACATTGATAATTTGCTCACTATCCAGCCAACTCCACACATCAAAGCAAGGGCAATCTTTAAGCCACTCATTCGGTGTGATAGAGCCATCGCCATTTTTGTCCGGCGATAAATCACGGTGACCATAAATCTTGACTTTGCGATGTTTTGCCTCTAACTGACGCAATAATTGATGCAAAGCGTGCCACTGTTTTTCGGTATATTGACCGTGGTTTTTACCCTCTGCGGTAATACCACCGACCAAGCAAATGCCGACAGAATTTGAGTTATGCCCACGCACGTGTGCACCGATTTCACCGACCTGACGACCAGTTTCGACTGTGCCGTCCACATCAATCACAAAGTGATAACCAAGATGAGGCAGATGAGCATTAAAGGATTTGATTGCACCAGGAGAACGCTTAAAACCACGCTGCTTATGCCAACTGTCAATCACTTGGGCTGCACTTTTGCCAGACTGTTTTAGAGATTTACCGTTGCGAGTTGCCGAGCAATGCACAACGATTTTTAAGATAGGTAAAGACATAAAAAAACTCCCACTATCAAGGTTGGTTGATAATGGGAGTTTATCGGTTAAGGGGCATATAGGGAGTTTGTGATATATCAAAGAGGCTTAAAGCTCCTCTTTTATCCTTTTCTCTTTTTTTTCATCAAGGCTAAGTAGATAATTTTTATCACTATATATCAATAATGCAGTATAGTTAAACTCACTTTCACCTTGATGAGTGACTCTAAGTTCAAGGGTATCATCATCAAATTTTACTGAAATTTGCTTATTGCCCTTTTCTATTTTTTCTGTATAAGGCGTTGATATTTTATACTTCTTTGGTAGCCCTTCCATGACTTCTTTCAGCTTAATATCGGGGATTATCACTTGAATTTGTACTAATTTACCTGATGAATTATAGCTGGTTAGATATTTTGTTTTTTCGCCGAAAAAAGTGAAATTACTACATTGATAACTTGAATGGATACTTTTATGTTTCTTCCAATCACATTTTTTTGACTTCATCAAGAGTCATTCCAAATTTTAATTCTTGGAAACCGTCCACAGCCACAGCCTGAGAACATGAAAATGCAACACCTGTAACTGCAAGTGATTTTAGTAATTTCATAAAAACCGCCTTTTAAGAATTAAACAAATCCATCTGATGTCTCCTGCGTTGAAGAGAACGTTGTTGGCGTAAGATCGCATAAATTGTACTCTCAGACAAGCGATATTTTTTAACTAAATCCGGTACGTTTTTGCCATCAAAATCACGGTAAATTTGCACATCACGCAGTGCTTCTTTGATCTTATCTCCCGCCGGCAGATAAAAAGATTTGCCACCAAAATAATGAGCAAGCACACCAGCCAACTTACAAGCGGTTAATTTTGCATTATTTTCTGCGAATTGCTGGCGTTGCAACTCAGCCTGCATCACATCAATCACTTCAATTAATAAAGACGGCCAGCGGTTTTCCAGCTCGTTACTTGGGATATTATCAAGATGGTCGAATAACTGTCCAACCATAGCATGGTCATCATCAAATAATTTTGCCTGTATCTCTTGCATAAAAAAGCCCTCAAAATCTACTTATCCGGAAAATTATAGATATTTCACCAGTCTTGAGTAAAAAATTTTGAGGGCATTTTGTTATTTGTGTTGTAACCAACTGATTTACCAGTAATTTTTACGATTTTCCACAAATTCAATTGATTGTTTTTTGTACTTTGTTATTTTTTGTGTGCTAACCAAATCTGATACTGCGGGCTATTTTTCACCATATCCTCACGCCCTAAATCGACATAGCGTTGCACATAGGCGATTGCATTGCGTGTTTTTTCCAGTTCGGCTTGCTCGGCTCTTATTGTTTCATTCTCGGTTTTACCGGTTCTCACCACGGCAAAATGGACTTTTTGCGTTTCATACACCGATTTTAAGTAGTTATGATTGGGTAGCGGTTCAATTTTCTGCCCGTTTTCCATTGCTTGCTGGCGTTTTTTGCGTATGCTTGCGACCGTTTCAGACAGGGCTTGAGCCAGCAACAACGAGCAAGGGTAGAGTGCTAACACATCATTGACAATTTTTAACGCTCTTGAGTTGTTAAGGTTGCTTTTTTGTGGTTTAAATAACCCTAAATATGCCACCATTGCAGGAGCTACACCGTGCGTTAATTGGCTGATTTTGCCGAGCAATTCACGCCCGGCTTCATCTTCTACCAGAGCCTCTAGGTGTATGTCACTGTGGCAAATCGGGCAACGACAGAGTTTCATTCAATCCCCCTTTCTTTTAGCACTCTTGCGTGCCATTTTTTCAAAATTTCCAGCAATTTTGCTGCTTCTTTATCACTTAACGCCCCCACATTCAGCAGTATCGGATCACGTTTGGCAAAGAGTTTTCTAGCGTAGGAGTTCAACGCTTTTTCGCTACCGTCTCGCAAAAAGCCCTGCTTAGCCATCGTAATCCACACTGCTCTGATTTTATGGGTAATTTGGCTTTTTACCGTGGTTTCACCGGTTGCCGGACTGTAAGCGGTCGATTTTCTTGCTTTTTTTGCAAAATATTTTACCTTTGCCCCTTTGGTTTGCAGCTCGTGTAGCACTTTGTGCAATTCCATCACCGTACATTTCGTTGAGCTGGTTTTATTTGTCAGCCGTTTAAGTAGCTCTCGATAGCTTAAATCGTCCATATTCAGCTGTGATTTAGCAATATGGATAAGCTGTATTAGCTTGGTTTTGTTTGTCATTTGTTACTCCGATAAATAAACAATTAAAAACGTTATCGCTTTTGATTGTTCACTTAAAACAAACGCCACACCTGTTTTACAGCTAGATGGATCGTGTGACGTTAATTGGGTTGGCGATTACATAATTTCCTCCTTTTCACTTACTTCTTCTACTGTTTCAATGTCAAACCAGCAAAGTTTACGTTCGCTACCTCTGACAACTACTTTGAGCCTCTGCAAAACCACCTCCCCATTTTTCTTTTTGCATAACCTGTATTCGGGGGTAATTTCTTCATAACGTATTTCAAATTTAGCGTTTTTAAAGCCAAATACACCTTCTTTCTTGTCTGTTTTTTCATCTAAAACACTCATTTTTATTCTCCTGTAAATGTAAAACACATTATTCAGCCCACTTAATGAGTGGTTAAATGGGCTGTAAATGGGTTTTAAATCACTTCAATCAACTCTAAGCCATCTAGTTTCTTATATTGACGAGTCAGTGCAGTTGGTGATGGAAACATAGGTGAGTAGGTTACTATTTTTTCATTCAGTTTTTTTTTGCTCATTAAACCTCTATACTCTTTCTTCTCCTTAGCATTAAAAAAAGGGCGTTCTTTGCGATACCAAACTTCTTCTAAATAAGGGCGAATTTCGTGTCCTTCTTTTGTCCAAGCTCCATCAATTTCCCCATCAACATACACAGCCAATTTTAAAGATCGCTTAATTTGTACAACATCTACCGTGAGTAAATGCTCTTTGTATCTAAATTTAACTCTCCCTATGATACTATCTAGCTTTTGCTTAATTTCTTTCCATTGTTCTTCTGTAATAGCCATTTTTACCTCATCTCTATCAATGTTTACGATTTGCCGTTAATAACTTTAAATGCACCTTTGGCAATAAATCCTGCACCGTACCGATATACACTCCACTGCGAATGGCATCATCTTGATTTAAATACTTTTGAGCTTGTATCAACTGGATAATTGCCTCATTTAATTGGCTGTTAAGTTGTGCTTTTACGGTTTCTGTCATCACTTCCCCCTAAAACGGTTTATTGTGCATACGTTTACAAAACTCCGCTCGTTGTTCCGCCCAGTCTCGGTTAGCGGTCTTTTTTGCTGATAATTTTGCAACTTCCCAATGGTCTTGAGCTTCCTCATAGTTGCCTTTTCGTTCGGCTTCCGCTGCTTTCTCGGCGTAATGTTGATAGCGGTTAAATTTCGCTTCTGTTGGTTTCGGTTTCATATTTTCTCCTGTCGGTTTAAAACACATTACTAAAGCCCCTCAAAGCGAGGTTTAAAGGGCTTTTAAATGGGTTTTAAATTTCGTCTAATTGACCTTTGTATTTTTGTTCTAAAGCTATCAATTCAGCTCTTTGTAACCAATCTAGCTCTACAGGGTTTTCATAGGCATACTTGATTTGATTTAATGCTTCACGCTCTTTGGGTGAGATACAGTGGACTTGTAATAATTTTTCAGCCCTGTTGTATTCGCCTTGTGTTGGTTTCCACATCACTTCACCTCCTGCTCAAACGGCTTGATAATAAATTCTTCCTCGCCTGATTTAATGTTAATCCCCTCAATCGCTGATACTGCTTGCGGGTCAGCCAATACTGCCTCTTTATTCACTTCTTGCTTGGTGCGGATAAACTGGTGTAGCCCAAAGTTTTCTAATAACTCAATCACACTCTCCGCATTTCGTACACTTACTGATGGAGGCTTAATTCGCCATTGCACCTCACCTGTAACAAATGAGCCGGTTTTGCACTTGCCGTTATCGGTTAATTCATTGCGGTGGACTTCGCACCACATCTGCACGCCTTTTTGCATTGGCTTAATATCTTCTTTTAATGCATCTATATGCTGAGCATAACTGGCACTAATAGCAGCTAATTCATCATTCATTGCCGTAGCTAAACGTTGCAATTCACGCTGTTTATCGCCGATGATTTTTATAGCTGTTTGGACTTCATCTCGGCTTTGATAAATCGCACTTTGAGTCGCACTTTTCATTCGGGTTTTAGTCGTTTTTGCCATTTCGTTTTTCCTCTTGGTTTGTACAGGTATAAGGGTAAAAATCTTGGTTAATTTTCGGGGTAATGCCGCCTTTTTTATCGCTGGAATAAATCAGGTACACCACGTTATCTATACAGATTTCAGTTAAATTGTTGCCGATGTAATTTTTAGCTTGTTTGCTTTGGACTAAATCACACCCTACAAGCCCTAAAAGGGCGGTTAATAGTGCTAAGGTTTTCATCTGTTTTTCTCCTAGTGAATTGCTGCTTGTCGCCACCACACTCTGATACCTTCCAGCATGGTGTAGTAACCTTCCCATCTACCTAAATCTTCGCTTTTGCCGAAGCTGTAGCGGTAGGCTTTACCCTCACAAATCAAGACTTGAGCAATGTGCTTGTTATTGCCGATTTCTACCTCAATGCGGGGCTTAATGCGGGTAAAGTCAATATTCAGCACCGTAAAGCCAAAACTGTTTAAGCGGATAATTGCCTTTTGGGTTTGTTTTAAAAAACGGCACGCTGCTTGGTTGGTGCGGTTAAAACTGTGTTTGGGTTTTGGGGTTTTCATTGTTAATCTCCTTTGCCTAATAACTCTTGGCGAGCCTGAATAATCAAATCAGCGGTAATCGCTCGGTCTAAACCTTTTGCCACAATTCCGGCAAGGCGGAGGGTTTGGGTTAAAATTCGTAAGCCTCCACCGGTTTCGGTAATACTTTGCATTACTTTCAGGGCTTCCGTGTCTTCTTCCAGTCCCCACGCTTTGGCAACCGCTTTGGTATCTGCCTGTTTGGTTTTTTGGATACTGGTGTTTTTCGCCACACGGCTCCATAATCTTGCATATTCGTGGTGCGGGCTAATGCCGCCTTTCATTCGGGTGTACACTTTGTCGTTACCTACCAGCACTAAACCGATGTTTGCTTCTTCCTGCATAATGCGGAGTTCTTCTAATGCTTCATAGGGCAAATGGTCGGCTTTGTCCACAATCAGCAAACCTTCCGTGCCTTTGATTTTGCGGGCAATTAAGCGTGAGAGCGTACCTTTGCGGCGTGGGGCATCACTAATACCGAGTTCTAGGGCGATTTCATATAAAATCTCGCTTAAACTTGAGCGTGATGGGCTTGCCGTAACTAACCACACATTTGCCCGACCTTTTTTAAACTCTTGGATAGCTTTGGTTTTACCCACACCACTCATTCCGTACACAGTCGCCATACAGTTAGCAATTTGAGCAAACTCAAGGGTTTTAAAAATCTGCCGTGCCGTTGCGGTTTCAATAAATGCTGGGGCTTCCACAAATTCCCGTGCTTGCACCTCTTTTTTGGCAAAGTAAGCGGTCAATTTTGCTTCTAAATTTGCAATATCACCGGCATAGCTACCGTTTAAATAGCTAGATAATGCACCTGCGTTAATCCCTGACTCACGAGCTAGCTGGTTTTGAGTCACACCGGTTTGGCTTAGGTGTTGTTTGATTTGGTCGATTAAATTCATTTTTTAAACCTCGTTTAAATTAGCGTTTAAATGTTTAAATAACGTTTAAAGCCTTGTTATTTCAATTTCTTGAGCATTGACACACCTCGCTGGAAGGCTTGTTCAAGCTCGCTGATTTCTTCGGTTTCTACTGCTGTTTCCACCTTGCGAACCGCATTAAAGTCGAACAGATTTTCTTCGGCTATTTCCGGCTCTGTCGTCGTTTTCGGTACTTTGGCAAAATCGCTTAGCACTTCCATAAACCGTTCTTCAAATTCCACCTCAGGGTGGTAATTGGAAAGTTCCATCTCTTCTGCTGCCATTCGGGCTTTGATTGCCTTCTCTTGGTTACGAACCCATTCACGCATTTTGCGGTTGTATTCACGCCCTGCTTGGCTATCACCAAAGCCGACTTTCTCGGTAGCGGTTGCCTCGCCTAAGTATTCGCCTGTCAGCGTATAAACCCATACTTTGTTATGTAGATCCGCTGGGTCATATCGCACTACCACTTTGTGATGTTGTGAACCGATTAAATCTAAGCATTCATAGCGGTTTTTGTTACTGCCAATCTTGCCGGCATTCAGTTTAAATGTGCCGTCCGGCTGTAATGTTACCTCTTCGTGTAGCGTGAGCAGAATACGCAGTTGTGATTGGGTAATCGGGCGTTTTTGAGCCACCGCCCAATCTCGTTCAAAGGCTTGCTCATAGCTCATTTGCCCTGCACAAATCTCACTTAGGCGGTTATCCACTCTGTTCCACTGTGAAACGCCTTGTTCTAACGCCATAATGAAAGTGGCATAATCTACAGGCTGTTCTGAGCCGTTTTTGCCGTCATAATCCGGCTTTTCATAGGCATTTGCCCCTGCGTAAGCCCCAGCAAGTAATATGTGCTTATCCACATAATCACCTAAACCACCGTGCGAAAATGCACGCTCAACCGGCTTGGCTTGCCCTCGTCCTTTGCCAAATTGGATGCTTGTCCAATGTAGCTGTATGCCGAGTGCCGGAATAATTCCTTGCACTTCATCTTCTTTTACCGTGTAGCGGTAACGGTTTTTAATACCCCCTGTCATTTTCTTATTCGCTGCCGCTCGGGTGTTGTCGATGGTTAAATGCTTCGGCAAGCCGTAACGGCTGATCACATCTAACAAGGCTAGGCGAATGGTGTCGGTGTTTTCTGATTTATCCGTTCTCGCCGCCAAAATTTTGCGGGTACGAACATCTTGCCAAATCCAGCTTTTCGGGCGTTTTACTTCGCCATCGGGGAAGCGTACCCACACGTTGTGTTGATAGCCGTCACCGTTAATCCATTCCATTGCTTCCAACATCGCCACCGTTCGCACTTGTGATGGATAAAGCCTGCTTACTGCATAAGTACCGCCTCTACGATAAGTCGCCTCAATTTGACTTACTTCACGTTCAATTCTGCGTTTCAGGCTAGATGGAGATGGGATTACCCAACCTTGTAAAGCAGCAGTTTCTTGCAAAATTTGGTAACTATGGTTAAAAGTGCGTTGCTCCCGAGTGAGGTAGAGATTTTTAAAGAATATCCACGCATCTTTACTCATTTCCGCCACGTTTTTACTGGCTTTGCCACTATTACAGAGCATTAACGGCAACCAATCTTGGCGAGGCACGGCTTTCACCCGATACCACCAGTTTTTTAACGACCCCACCGTGAGTGGTCTTTCGTCATCCGGTAGTTCAGCATTGTGCTTGCCTGCCACCATTTCAATCGCTTGCATTAAGTGAGTGCCGGTTTCCACTAAATTTGCCACCGCAAACATTGCCCCCAGTTTAGCTTTTGCTTTCTCTTGGGCTTTTACCGAGGCTTCGTCCCACATTTGCCACAATTCATTACTTGCAAGCGGTCGGGTTTGCTCTATTTTTTGCACTTCTACCGCTGTTTGTTGCGGGGTGGTTTTGAGCAGTATTTCGTGTTGGATTTCAGGTGGGAGGGAATTGAAAGCGTATTCCACACCACCGCCACGACCTTTGCGTTTTTGAAATTGCCAGTTTTCTCGCTTGGCTTTCTCTAAAATTCGCCTGTCGCTAGTTGGTAAACAGGTCAATGCTAATTGAGCCAACTCTTTTGCATTAAAATGTGTTTTTAGTTCCATAACGCAACCTCATCTACATTTGAGCAAATTGGCTTTTTAATTGGTGTATCTGAGTTTTTCTAAACACTTGTTGCTCTTGCTTTCTTGCGTAATGTGGAAATACTTTTTCTAATGGTTGTTCGATAGCAATTGCTATCGCTTTAGCAATTCGTTTACTGCTTTTTCCTTGTTTAATTGCGTTAGAAACTGCTTGGGAACTAACACCAAGAGCTTCTGCAATCATTGAGGCATTTAAATTTTTGCTTTTTAATGCTTGATAAATTTCCTGTTGGTTCATAAAATCCCCTATCAACTAGTAATTACAACTAGTTAAATCAACTGATTAACAAAACAAGTTTATTATATGCCAAATATTTTTGGCACGTCAAATAAATTTTGCATTTTTATTTGAGGATTTTTTATGGAACTCGCAATTACACGAGAAGATATGGGTATTCGCCTTATAGAAGAAAGAACAAGACTAGGTTATACACAAGCCAATTTTGCTCATCAAACAGAAATAAGTCGTGAGGCATTGAGGCTAAATGAATTAGGTAGAAGTGGAATTTCAGCGGAATTTTTGGGGCGAGCGGCACAACTTGGTGTTGATGTGCAGTATGTTATTACAGGTGTTCGCTCTCAATCACTAGAGGACAGAGAGCCTGTAAATATGCAACATAGCTTTAAAGGTGATAAAAATAATGTTATCTATGGAGATAAAGGTGTCATCAATAGCGGTACGATCAATAATATTACTACTGAAAAATATACAACAAAGACTAAGGCTATTATTGAGCCGACTGATAAGCATATCAGTGAGGAAACGGCAAGAAGATTACAGGATTTAGTCAAAGAGATTGTTGAGTTAGAGCAAAAAGTTAAAGCCAGTCCAAAGACTTTTCAAGCTGTTTGGGCTTCTTTGAATAAGCATTGTGGAGTAGCTACTTACAGGCAAATTCCAGTAGAGAAAACAGAAAAAGCAATAACCTATCTAAGGAAGTGGATTGGCAGATTATCTTCATCAAAATCAGCCCCCAAAAAAATAGGAAATGAATGGCGTTCTAAAAAGTATGCTTATATTAAGATCAATACTAAAGGGCTAGAACAATGGCTATCTGGACATTTACAACAAAAATACTTAGTTGAAAGTATTACAGAGCTAACTGATGAACAACTGCAAAAAGTTTATCAATCAGTTGCCTCTAAAAAGCGTTCGGCGTCGAAGTAA